GGATCTTCTTGGAGTACTAATGCTAGTGTTGCAACAGCAAGATCTCAAGGAGCAGGAGCAGGAACAGTTGCTGCTGGATTATTTTTTGGTGGTAGTAGTGCAGCTGTCCAAACAGAAGAATATACAGGTGAAATATTTGTAACTAAAAATCTATCTGTAAGTTAACTTGACTTATAACTTTTAATAGTTATATTAAATCTATTCAATGAAAGGAATAAAATGACAGTAGAAAAAAGAAATATACATGCACTAATAGAAAAAGAAGCTCCTAGCTTAAATAATTTATTAGATCCAAACGACGTAAAAGAATTTTCACAATTAACTAATGAGCTTAGAGATACTTGGACTAAGAAACAAGTCTTTAGAACTGAAACAGAAATGAGAATGTCTGTTTTACAGGATGCAAAGTATCCTACTAAAGCTTCTAAATATTGGCAGTGTGTTAGAGAACAAAACGTATTCCTAGAAAACTTAATGTCTCTTTCATTTGATGCGAGACGTAATGAAGTTAAACTTAAAAAATTAAAACAAAAATTAGAAACTGAAAAAGATCCTATTAAATTAGAACTACTTCAAATTGATATAGATGAAAAAACTTATTCTGTTGCTAACATGCAACTTGTAGCACGTGATAGAATGAGAGAAATTAAACTATGGTCAGTTCTTAAAAAAGAATTTAATGATGGTTCGTTTGATGACAAGGATGTTAACAGTCATCAACTAGATTCATACCATTTAATAATGAAAAATAAAGCAGAGACATTGACATCAGGTTCATCACAGCCGGAAGTGTTTAATGTATTAGGACAATTACAAACTATAGAAAGAGTTAAAAAATCAGGAGAAATGATTTATAACAAGAAAGAACAATTGACTAATGACCTCGGAGCCAAACCAGAATAAACAACTTTTATTTTTAGTAGCACAACCTAGATCAGGTAATACTTTATTTGCAAGTATTATGAATCAAAATCCTGAGATAGCAGCTACCCCTAATTCTATCACTTTAGAAATAATAAAAGATTTGTTTCTACTTAAACAAACTGATGTCTTTCAAAATTTCCCAGACCACAAGTCTTTAGATAATGTATTAGATATAGTTTACGACACTTATTATAAAGATTGGCCTCAACGTATAATCATTGATCGTGGACCAGTGACAACTCCTGGTAATTTTGAATTAATGCAAAAGCATTTTAAACGTCCTTTTAAATGTATAGTATTACTTAGAGATTTAATGGATGTTCTTGCAAGTTATATGCAATGGTATACAGAAAACCCTGATGCATTTCCTAATAGATTTGGTCTACAAACTGATGAAGAAAAATTAGCAATGATCATGAATAAAGATGGTGCTGTTGCAAAAGATTTAGAAGCTATAAAAAATTCATATAACTATAAAGATATGTGTCACTATGTAAAGTATGATGACATGGTTGATAACCCAGAACAAGAGTTTAAAAAAATATATCAGTTTATGGGTGAGCCTTATTTTAATCACAACTTTGAAAACCCAAGTGATGTAAAAGTTAATGATTTAACTTATGATGATAAAATTGTAGGTAGTAATATGCATAAACTATTTGCAGGTAAAGTTAGAAAAGTATATAACCCTTACATTGAAAAAATTCCAGAAAGAATAAGACAAAAATATGGACACATTAAATTTTAGTATCTGTCCCTTAGGACAAACTGTTTTAAAGTATGAAGTGCCACTTGATATATTTAATACTATTAATCATATCTATGAAACAAAGTATCCAACATTACCTCCAGCTAATAAACAATTAGTAGGTAAGATTGAAAAAGAACATAGTTTATTTTATCAAGGCGCAGACACTTCTAAAATGCATCATCACAATATGTTAACAAATAATGTATTGCAATGGATTGATAAAGCTATGGGTCACTATCTAGACTGGAATAAAATCAAAGATTATAAAAAATCTTTAAACTCTATTTGGGTTAATCAAATGTTTGAACATGAATACAATCCAGTACATGTGCATCAAGGAAGTTTGTATACAGGTCTATCAAGTGTAATGATTTTAAAATTACCAGAATCTTTTGGGATTGAATATTCTTCAGAACAAAACCCTATGAACGGTAAGTTACAGATTATGGGATCGGTATCAGGTCAATTTGCAACGTGTGATTATTCTCCTGATATTACTGAAAGAGATTTTTATATATTTCCATATGATGTTAGGCATTGTGTCTATCCTTTTAATGGACCAGGATATAGAAGAACTTTGTCTGCAAACATGGATGTAGACTATAACCCAATCATAAATAGAGGAAGAAGTTGATGTACGAAAATACAATTATTACAGAACCTAAATGGAAAAGTTGGATAGTACAAACTACTACACCACTATTTACACCAGAACAATGCAGGAAAATTATTGCATCAGGTAGAGCACAGAAACCACAGACAGCACAAGTGGGTATGAATAGACCAGAGGGTGGAACAGATACTAAAAAAAGAGTAACAACTATTAGTTGGATCCCATTTAAAGAAATGGGGCATATGTATCAAGATCTAAATATCTTTATACAAAAAGCAAATGAAAATCATTTTGGTTTTGGAGATATACAAATTACAGAAAACGCACAGTTTACAGAATATCCAGTTGGTGGTTTTTATGATTGGCATATGGATTGTGATGTTAATATGAAACATGAACCACCGGTTAGAAAAATATCAATGACTCTTTTATTAAATGATCCAGAAGAATTTAAAGGTGGTGATTTAGAAATAACAGCACCGGGAAAAGTTGCAAGTTTAAAACAAGGACACGCAATTATATTTGCATCTTTTTTAAATCATAGAGTTAACCCAGTAACAGAAGGTATGAGACAATCTTTAGTTGTTTGGTTTGGAGGTAAACCTTTTAGATGATACGAGAAGAATTTTTTCCGACAAATGTTTATGGTAAGGATGTACAGTTAGACAATAATAAACTAACACAAGATATTATTAACTGGTCTAATCAAGATCCAGGTGTAGCTAAAACTAATGTTAAAGGCTGGCACTCAACAACAGACATGGCATCAAAGCCAGAGTATCAACCTTTGGTCAACGAACTAATAATTATGTCTAAAGATATATTTAAAGAAGAATGGTTGGATAGAGAACCTATCCTTGGTAATATGTGGGCTAACATAAATCCTAAAGAAGGATCTAATCAACCACACATACACCCTAACTCTTTATTTTCAGGTGTGTACTATGTTAAGTCAAACCCACAAGCTGGAAGACTTAAGATATATGATCCAAGACCTGGAGCACAAATAGTAATGCCTATACGAAAAGAAGGTCGACCTCCTAAACATCTATGGAGAGATGCAAATCTTGACCCAGTAACTGGACGTGTTATAATGTTTCCTGCTTGGTTATGGCATGCGGTAGAACCTAATCAATCAGATGAATTAAGAATATCAGTAAGTTTTAATTTTATACAACATGGCTTTTAATAAATATCAAGTGATCAAAGGTGCTGTTAGCTATGAGCTAGCTAATTTTATATTCAACTATTTCTTGCTTAAACGAGATGCGGTTAAATATATGTATGATAATAACCTAACCTACGATAATGGTACGTTAGGTACATGGACAGATGCTCAAATTCCAAATACTTATTCTCACTATGCAGATCCAGTAATGGAGACTCTATTGATGAAAGTATTACCAGTAATGAAAAATGAAACAGGACTAGACTTATGTCCTACTTATTCCTATGCTAGGATATATAAGAATGGAGACGAATTAAAAAGACATAAGGACAGACCAAGCTGTGAGATATCTACTACGATACATTTGGGTGGTGAGTCCTGGGCAATCTTTGTAGAAGGCACAAAAGTCTTGCTTGAAGTAGGAGACATGCTAGTATATAGTGGCTGTGAACTTGAACATTGGCGAGAGCCTTTTGACAAGAACATTTGCGGTCAAGTATTTCTACATTATAATCATGTGAATGGCCCATTTGCTGAGAAAAACAAATTTGATGGAAGACCCATGTTAGGTCTACCCGCATTTGTAAAATAGTATTATAATGGAGTTATATGTTACAAAAATTAGGGTTCTTACCAGGGTTTAATAAACAAGTTACATCAACAGGTGCTGAGTCTGAATGGATTGATGGTGAGAATGTACGTTTTAGATATGGTACTCCAGAAAAAATAGGAGGTTGGAAACAATTAGGTGAGTCAAAACTTACTGGAGCAGCTAGAGGTTTACATCATTTTGTCAGCACCGCTTCTGTAAAATTTGCAGCGATTGGTACTAATAAAATTTTATATATTTATTCAGGTGGGGTTTTTTATGACATACACCCTTTGGTTAATCCAGCAGGAACATCTATTACAAATGCATTTAGCACGACTAATGGATCACCAACAGTTACAATAACATTTCCTACAGATCAAACTTTTGTACAAGGAGACATTATTTTATTTAGTGATTTTAGTGCAATTACAAATTCTAATTTTGATGCTGCAGATTTTGATGATAAAAAATTCATGGTCGCTAGTGCACCTAATGCTAGAACAATTACAATTACAATGCCCTCTAACGAAACAGGAAGTGGTGCTACTACTTCTGGTGGTATAAAATTTTTTCAATACTATCACGTAGGACCGGCTGAACAGTTAGGTGCTTTTGGTTGGGGTATATCTTTATACGGTGGTAATATTTTAGGAGCATTAACAACTACATTAAATGGTGCATTAGGTGATAACACAAACGGTAACAATGGTTCAGGTACAGAAATTACATTAGCTAGCACTACAGGTTTTCCAACTACAGGAACTAATTTTATCTTAGTAGGTGCTGAAGAAATATCTTACACGGGTGTAGCAGGAAACAAACTTACAGGTATAACAAGAGCCGTTAGAGGAACTACCAGAGCTGCTCACAATAATGGTGTAACAATTACAAATACATCTTCTTTTACAGGTTGGGGATCCCCGGCAGCTAACACCGATTCAGTAACTGATCCGGGTCTATGGTCCTTGGACAATTTAGGTACGACTCTTATTGCATTAATTCATAATGGTGAATGTTTTAAATGGGATGGCGATGCATT